GACCTTTAAGGAGAACCACTACTATTGATGGTAAAAAAACAGTAGTAGATAGAGGTATGAGGAAAGATAAAAATATATGGATTGATGGACTAGAAACATCAATGAGAGCTGAAAAGCAGGGTGCTTTGCAATTAAAACTAACAGACGCAATGCTATCTACTGATGCAGTAATAATGGATTTCTTGATAGATCATGTTAAAGGATCTTTTGGTCATGGTGATATTAAGGCAGGAATATTAGGTTGGGATTATAGTGATAAAAAAATGGTTGACAGGACGCAAAGATTTTTAAGAAAGATTCCTGGCTTATCTGCAACTGAATTAACTGAAGCTAAATTTAATATGTACTCTCAGTGGGTAAGTTCAATGCAAAGTGCCTCTATGCTTTCAGGTGGATCTGCATTTACTAATAACTTTCAAAGAACTCAATTCATAGTTAATAATGGGTTGCCTGTAGTCTTAGAAGCATATAGATACTTAAATGATCCATTAACCGCAATGATAGCTGAAAATGCTGCTGCTGAGGGAGGAGTTACCGATGTATTAGTAGCATTAGCTGATACATTGAGCAGCTTAACAAGTGATGATAACGGTATTCTTGCTGGCCCGATGGCATTAAAGGATCTAGTATTAATTAGATTAGATATGGATACATTTATATCAAGAAGTTTTGGCACTAAATGGGATGCATGGTTTGGTCCAGCTGTAGAAAAGGCATACCAGAAATTAGGTCCAGATATGGACAGAGTTTCTGCTATGAAAGATATTAAGAAAGACGTTTGGAATGCCCTTAATGGCTTAACATCTGAAGATGTAACACCAGCTGAACAAAAAGCTTTATTGAACAAACTTAAAAGATGGTTTACGACAGCCCAAATCAATAAGTTTGCAACATGGGCTCTATCGGGAGGTGTTTTCAATTGGTCTAAGAGTGTTAAAGAAATAGCATCAATGACCGGTAGTGAAAAAACTATGAGAATAGAAGCTTATGTAATTGGAGGCCTTAAGTTATTAAGGAAATATGGTGGCCATCTAGAGATTCCATCTGATGTTGCTCCTGGAGGAGAAATGGAGTGGTTATTTGCTCAGCCAGAAGCTATAGATGCTGGTAGAGCTGAAGTAAGACAGACAATGTTTGGTATAACTAATGCTTTTCTACCTAAAATAGCTAAAGGTGGGACAGGTAGACAGATTATGAAGTTTAAATTGTTCCCATATATGCAAGGAACACAGGAATTAAAGCTGTTAAATAATTATAATAATATTCAAAGATATGATAGATATTTAGCAGGAGCATCACCAGAGAAGATTAATGCAATAATGGCTACATTAACAGAAGGAATGCTATTAGTAGGCAGAGATATTAGGCATCCACTTAATTTAACAGAAGTATATAACATAAATTCTTCCACTTTAAGTGCAACAGAAAAGGGATTAAGGTTATATTTATATATAAAATGTACAGCTACTGTATTCCTGGATATGTTTACTAAGAACTTTCTAGCAACAGAGATATTAAATTTTTCAAGATCATTTTTTGGATATCAATTTACAAAGGGTGCACAGCATGGTGTTTCTGCAATATTACCTAGTACAGCTCTAGCATTTTTTCAGCTAATAGGAGGTTTATATACTCTAGCCACCAGTGAAGAGGAAGAGGAAGCTATGAAATTGCTTGATGCAGCTTCATTTGTTTTATTACCTACATTCTGGAATATAGCTATGAGAGCTCATGCAAAAAATACAGACCAAACATTCTTAAGTGCAACCGGGGAGACAATAAGTACAATGTTTCTCCAACCAATTCAGCCAATAACAAATCTTATTGGTAGGGCGGCTGAAGGAATAGAGAACTTATTTGATGATTAAAGTTCGTATTGGTTTTGTACTAAGCTTTTAATTGAGACGTATATTTCATCTAATTCTTTTTTAACTCTAGATATTTTCTTGAATAATTCAGCAGCTCTTGTAGGATTCTTTTCATTATAATGTATTTCTTCTAGTAGTTCCTTATCAGTCATTTTTAATTAATTCCATAAAGTGGTCAAAAGGAATAGTAACATATGTGTTACTGTGATTACGTTTAAATATAACAGCTGGAGTCATATTATTAGCATTATCCTCTGCTTGCTGTAATGCGCTCCAGATATTTAATTTCTCTACATTCTTACATTCAAAGCTATATGGGATTGACTTTCTAGCTGCTGGGGATAATACTATATCCTCACCAGTCATACCCATAGTTTGCGATTTAATGTCATCAGGCTCAAGGAAAGAGAAGAGAACCCTCAATTGATCTCTTACAAAGTTTTGCAACCTTCTCCCCTTGGCCTTTGATGACCTTACATTATTCCCCATTAAGACCAGGAATCTACTATTTTATGTTTAGGATTGAAATAATCCTTTGCTTTTTTAGATATTAAATTTATATTTGCATGGGAACCAAAAAGAGCAAGGTCTTTAAGTATTGCTTCTGCTTGTTTAAGGCGTTCTTCATTCCACTCAACTTCCATAACATCCATAGCACGTTCTTTATGTGTGTCATCAAGTATCTCTTGTATTTCATCTTCCATTAACATTCTCTCCTTGTTGATGTATGTAATTTAAGTTAATTATTGCATTTCTTGCAACGCGTTTTCTTCATAAGCCATTTGTCTACTAATATAGCATCTAATTTTATAGCTTCTTCGCTCATATCAGGTGAGGCGTTGTTGTGGTTCGTAGAGAAAACTGTCACATATGCTATCATCCTAGCTATTGATAGTGCTGTCTTTTCGTCCAAATCCATAGTCTTCGGAAAGCCTTCTAAGTGCCTTTTTAATGGTTCCATCATTTGCTCCTTCTATTAAGTGTGTTATATCTTTTTTAGGCAATACCTTTCTATAGGTTTCTTCTTCTTCAAGAACCCATTTTAATGCATATATCCATCCTGATGCATTAGCATATTCATCTAGTTCCATAGGGTGGTTTTTATCTTCTATGAATTTTTCTTCATGTTCTATGCTTTTTAGTATTTCTTCTTTAGTCTTCATTGAAAAATCTCTTTCTCCTTTTATTTTTAGCTCCAAATTCTCTTACTGCACATTTCTTGCATATTTCCTTTGTATATTCAGGAACTAATGCTGAAACTGCTGGGTGAGGGTGACGCAGGAAGTAATATACGGGCCTCTGCCATACGCCACCACAATCCTCACATTTAAAGTTAACTCTTTTTCTTTGCGGATTCGAGATAGTCCCGAATGTTTTGTATGCTCTCTTCAAGGCTTAACTCCAATTCATTCATTCTAGCGTGTAAATCAAGCATTCTTTCTTGAGTTTCCTCTCTGAATGCGCTAATTCCATCTACGAAATCAGATTGTTCAGCAAGTCTATCTTTATATCTCTCTCCAATATTATCCATATTGCCATTTTTTCTTTCATCTGAGTTCATACTGCTTCATCTCCTATTGTTTGATATGTTACTTCCCCTGTATCTTTGTTAAATGCACCACAGCATTTTTTAGATGGCTTGAATCCTTGTTTATCAAAGAACAAATCTACTTCATTCTTATTGACCATTTCCTCATCAGCCATACCCCATAGTAAGCATAGATATACAATAGCATCTTTAATTCTACCTGTAACATCCTCTCGTTGTGATTTATGACCCTTAATCCATGCATTTATACCATCCATATGTTTCATCAGGTATACCATTAGCGCTTGTTCTTTAGATATATCCAAGCTATTAGCAACACGCTCAAAGTTTGCAAATACATTCTCTGTTGTATGTGCATATTCTTTTTGACCTTCATCACGAGTTTGCTTAACTTGCATCATTATATCTAAAAATAATTCATTGAACTTTGTTTTATTCATTCCATACCTCTACTATACGTTCATCTATTTTACTGAACTTATTATTATTAACTTCCAACCTAACATCTATATGTTCTCTCTCTCTATTAGCTTCACATCTTATCCTGATTTGTTCTATAAGGCCAGTAGCCTTACTTTTAGATGGTATAACTGACAGTAGCTTGTTGGTATTATATGCTGTCCTAAATGATCCCTTAGCAGATGCTATATTCATATTGCCTTCATAGAATGCACTTTTTGTGATCTCACTTACTGCAAATAATATTACATTATGCCTTACTGCTACTTCCATCATAGCTTGAGAGGCCTCTTCTGTTTTCATATTAGGATCTCTTTGTTTAGATTTAAACAATCCCATATGATCTACAACTACTATCTCTGGTTTGATAGGTAACATAGATATCCTTTTATCTAGCTCTGCTGCATATGGACACGAATAGTCTACTGTAAGCCATTTAAACTTCTCATCCATGCCATTCTTATGCTGCATATAGTGAGTAGCTAGTGCTTCATCATCCCATCCCATTTCCATTTGTACAAATCTAGACCATATTTGTCTTGGTGACATTTCCATCTCTATAAAGTATGTAGGTCTTTTAAAACCATTTACAAGATTCTGTAAAAACATAGTCTTCATAGATTTAGGTGGTGCTTGTATTATTACTACCTCTCCTGGATATATAGGAAAGTCTTCTCCTGGATAAAGAGTCCCAAGATTGATAGGATTAATATTACTTTGCAAGAATTTAATTAAGCTAGTTTCCATATCAGATGAATCCATAACCGTTTGACTCTTCTTAGACTTATATAATCTGCATGTAGACTGACAATGCTTATCCATTATATTATCTAGGCATCCATATCTATTACCATTACCATTATGACCATCATAAGTGCTCTTAATGATACTTTCCATTTCACGCTTTGTAAATGGGCTGTTTACATTGTCTACCTGCTGTCTCCATTGCTCCATAACAATACCAACAATAGATTCAGGATATAACCATCTAAACCATGCTGCAAGCCTTAAAGCGGTAGCATGACGTTCACCTTGAGCTTTACTTGTAAGCATACTAGATATACAGGGATAATTTACTGGGTCAGGACTTCTACCCTGATCAATAAATTCAGGAGTTATAATCTCTTTGGTTCTATTCCTTTCCAATACATCAAAGACTGGATCACACTCTAGATCAAAGGTAGACACTTCATGTGTCTTATATGCATATTTAAGTATATCATCTATAGTAGAATCTAATAGCTTTTCTTTAGATATCTCACATTTAAATAATCCTGCCTTAGTATTCTTTGTATTTACAACACGTATAATCCTTGTCTTGTCAGTAACTGAAGGGTCTGCATATTTAAATATATCTGCAGCGGTTAATGCATCTTTTACTTTAAGGTGTAGATTAATATCAGGTTTCCATCTAAACGCTGTCCCAGGTATACCTATATGAAATCCCTTATTGCCACTGAAATACAGCCTAAAAGGTATATCTAAATCTTCTAATATCTTAGTTAATGCAATAGTCTTTGCTCTAGCATTAGCCAAATCATCTTTATCTTTTCCATCAACATCTAGCAGAAACTCATCAGGCATATATAATAATCCATCAAATCCTGAAAGTGTCTTATTTTTACTGAAATAATCTTTTACTCCATCATCATAATCATATAATGACATATATGTATCTTTATCTATATTCATCCAACTATCAACATTACCTGCATCCTGAAAGTAATGCCTCTGCGATAACCCAAACGCAAATTCTTTAATCATTCTATCTCCTTGTTAAACATAAAAGCCCACCGTAGTGGGCTCTTATATTATTATTTTATACAGCTACTTAGAAGGGAATGTCACTAGTCTCAGCAACAACCTCCTCTACAGGTTCATCTTTTAGTTTAGGCTCAATCCACTTAGAAAAGAATGACTCTGCTCTACCTTTATAGTAGATAACATCTTTTTCATTGAACTCTTCAACTATATTCTTAAATGGAACAGGAGCAATTTGACTTAATGCTTTCTTATACTTACCATCAGCATATAGAAATACATTTACAGTCTTATCTTTAAGCTCGTTTGCATCATCATTCATTTTAATGACAGTTTCTCCATCAGCACTCTCTAATGCATCAGTTATACCGGCATTGGCAAATCTAAATATATTGCCAATAGCAAACTCTTCTCCATCTTTGCTTATCTTTTCATATACTCGCATATTAAAGTTTTCAGAATAACCATCAAACCATAAATCTAAGTATTTAGTTCCATTCCAATCACCATACTCAGCTTTGTTTATCTTCATTGTATGCCAACCTTCAGTCCATAAACCTGAACCCTTTTTTGGTAATGTTAATGTTCTAGACATTTAACTCTCCTTTATTTTCTAGGTGCTTTTTGTATTGCACCGTTACCATCATCATCTGCTTGAGCTACACCTACCATAGAAGATAATAAATATCTTCGACCGTATGTAGTAGCAGCTCCAATACCATGAGCATCTTTCTTAGATACTGGCATTCTTATTTCACTTTTAATCCATTCACCTGATGAATGCATTAACATACTTGTAATATAGAATCCATTGTCAGTAGTATCCCATCTATTACCCTGGACTAATGCAACTTCATTAGCATTTAATGCAGGCATAGCAACTTCTAACACGGCAGCTA